TATGAGTCTGGTACACACACGAACGCAGTTATGTGTGGAATCGCACTGACTGCTGATGACGCAGGTGATTACGGTGCTAACGAAGCAACCGTGATGATCATCGACCAAGGCTACTTCTAGGCCATAATCGCTACCGGGCTCCGGCCCATTCTCGGCTGCTGGGGTATAATGCTTCAGCAGCCGTTTTCTTTTTAGGGGTAAGTCGTGAATCTCAAGCAGCTCACAGATGAAGTCAACTCAGCACTTGATTACAACCCCGACCTGGAAGCCTACAAAGACCAAGTCGCAAGGGTAATCAACAGGCACTATCTGCAGGTATCAAGCCAATACAACTGGCTTTTCAGGCAGAAGAGAGTGCCTATGACACTCCGCAAGGACATCACAAGTGATGCCACCAAGAACAAGATCTCGGTTGGCAACACCGATCATAGCTTCGACGCAAGCAACGTGATTCATTTCGAAGGGCTAGAGGACACGCTCCCGACACGAGAGATGCTCGGAAACACGTTGATCATCAACGATAACGATACATTCACTACGAGATTAGGCATTTCCCACGGAGCCAGTGAGCGTGAGTGGACCATCACTGGAATCTGGGACACCGGCACGAACACCAAGGATTATGGCCACATCGGCAGATACGGTGGCACTGGAAGCGATGAGTGGCCCGACGGCTACCAGCCATCTGACGCATCAGGAATCATTCTTGATCGTCCAGTGATTGATCCCAGTACATCATCTGATCATGACGCTAATACTCAAACTCCACACACGCTGACAACGAAAGACTTTTATACAGACTGGAAGATTGAGTTCCGTCAGTACTACCTGCCATCCGACTGTATCGAGGTGCTTGGTATCGTAGATCGTGGGCTGAAGTTGTCTGTTCATACGCAAACTCAAGTCGGAACGAGCAACTCAAGTACGATTGGCACGTCAGTCAATACGGCACCTGATCGTGGTCGTATCATTTTCATTGATGCTGCTAAGGAAGAGCACCTCTACCTGGATAGAGACAGTACAGGTGATCCTGTCATTGGAATCGAAGGTATGGCAGTACACCTCGATGCTCCGATGGTTCCCCCTACAATCGAGGCAGTGTGGACTGGAAATACTGATTTCACAGAAGATAGTACAATCCGATCAAACGGTAGGCTGAAGGGCGGAGATACTTACGAATACTGCTACACGTTTGTGTATGCGGGTGTGGAGTCTCCCCCCTCGCCCGTAACTCGAGTCACGCTTTCTGATGAGCACGACAACTACTTTGCGATCATTGGTAGCCAATCAGTTGAAGGTGCATTCAAGAGAGATGGACGTTGGGGTCCGACTGGAATTGGTGATCCAGATCTACTCGACGATTTGAGTTCATACGACAGTTTGATCGGAGGATCAGCTGATGACGAAGCAGATACGGTTTTTCGTCTGACTGGTAGGGTCAAGAGATTTTATCGGAGGAAGGCTTTCCCTGACGGGCAAAAGACGAACAACAATGGGATGTTCGGAGGCGCCGAGAGGACTGACTCAGGTGACTTTACGATGGGCAGAAGCCAAGGGTACCAGCGCTGGCTTCATATCGGAGATCATTTTACGGACGACCCGTGCATTGATATCGGCAGGACACAAAACAGGTGGAGTACTCCTGCAGACTCTGCTGATTTCGCTGAAGCGTTCCGATCCAGCATGCCTGTTTTGGGATGGCCACAAGCTTACTTCTTGGAGCAGGGGTATTGGACCTACCACGACGGGGAACTGTCCAAGCTGAAGGTTCTTGATGAGCCTGGCCCACATCAAACACTTCGCGTGTATCGACCTCCAAGCCAAGACATGGACATTGAGATCAGGTATCTCTCTCGTCCGAAGCGCTTGGTAGCAGATGCGGACACCCCGGAGTGGCCAGTCCAATATCATCATCTGCTGGTATACATGGCCCTCGCAGACATTTGTCTTCAACATGGGATGAACACGCAGTCTCAACTTTACGAGCGTAAGTCAATTGAACTACTCGATCGTATGAAGCAGAAGTACTTGTCGCGTACGAATAGAAAGTACATTCGTAGAGGTTTCGATAGAGTCGTTTTTGCAGGTGAACGCTTCGGCATCCCCACAAAGGTGTGATTGATGGATACGCAGACGCTCCAAGTTTTTAGTCTTCGTGGAATGGATGAACGATGGATCGTTCAACCTCAAGATGCCCTTTTCATCGAAGACATGACATGGACATCGAACGACTCTTGGAAGACGTCAGGTGGTTTCTTTCAAGTGTACAAGCCTGATCCATTTTTGAAGGCTTCGAATCAAGCATCGTTGGAGATGGTCAACGTCCTGCCACAAGATGAGATCTTATATTCTTTCTCAGATCACGTTGTCGGTCGTAGAACTGATTCTTTGACTACAGACTTTATCGTTGATCCGAGTCCGTCAGGAGAGTCTACACCATATGCGAGATTCCCAAAGATAAAGTCACTGCATTGGTTTGCTCAACACAATGGAGCTCGTCAATGGTTGATGATGGAAACTCAAAACGGTGGTCCTGGTTCAGGGCTTTTCGGGGAGTCATACGAAGATACCCCCGTGGATGAGCACGGTGTTCCAACGCCAAACGGAACTCTATCGTTGAAGTTTTTTGCTGGGTCAAAGGTAAGGCAATCTTATCTTGACTTTGACGATGCTCCAGTGACGTTCGAACCTACCGAAAGAATATTCGAGTACGGCCCTGAACCTGGAGACACTCTGCGATCTATCGCACACAGAAAAGAAAACATAGTGTCACCAAAGACAAATTCTCAGTCATATGGTGGTAGAATTTACTTCGTCAACGGTAATGACGACCCTATTGTGTTTGATGGTCGATTCGTAGAGCGGGTCGGATTCTTCGAGAAGCCACCGCCTCCGACTGGATTGCCCTCAAACAATGAGGATGCATTCACTTTTCCGTATGCAGAGGGTCATTTTTACTTCCCGAATAGCAGTAACGCGACGGTGCTAGTGACCAAAGCTAATGACGACGAGTATTTCGCTGGCGTTGGAAATACGGGAACGGGCTACAGTTCCGAAGATTTTTTCGCATACGATGAAACGGACACACCTAACAGATGGTCCAAACATCAAAAACCTAAACATACTTGGTACACTGCTCACAGAGATGTTCCATACTGCGGCATTGGATCAACAAGTACGGCAACCATCGGAGCTGGTGAGTACAAGTTCGACTTCGAAGCCAAGGACGACGTCAATGATGCCATGAAGTATTTTGATGTCATTAGGATGAGAATGGAGTTCTACGGAGCAGAACAGATTGAAACAAGAAAATGTGGATACCAGTACAAGGTCACATACGTAAATGAAAGAGGTCAAGAATCAGAGCCCTCTGATAGCAGTCGAATCGTTACAGTTGAGAACGGCACTGGTGGCAAAAAGAACGCATCTCATGGCAAAGGCGCGATTGCGGTAGCCATTTCGATTGGACCAAAAGAATGCTGTGCTAGGAGGATTTACAGAACACGAAACGTTTTCGACTCAAACGGAGACTTGTACACCACAGGTGATCAACGGTCGTTTTACTTCTTGGCTGAAATCCAAGACAACATGACCGACACGTATTTGGATTTCAATCCTGATACTTCTTTGGGTGAACTTCTCGACACAAGAAACTTCGGTAACTTCCCTCAAAATACAAATACGATTGGTGTTTTCAAGAACACTATGTTTGCAGCTGGAGAAAACTCCAACGAGGTGAGATTTTCGGCACCTTTGTTTCCCGAGGTTTTCCCTAAGGACAATGTACTCCAAGTCGGTGATGACGATGGTGGTCCAATTACAGGTATGCGGACAACCAAGAATGCATTGGTAGTCTTCAAGAACAGAGGGATCTACTTAATCAAGGGTGATCCTCTAAAAGGATTTTTTGCTCAAACACTGAACAGAGATGTAGGATGCATCGCTCCAGACTCAATCGCAGAGGTTCCAGGTTTGGGGTTGGCGTTCTTGGGTGAGGGGTCCGTTTATCTGCTGGAGGGGGCACTGGAGAACACAGGAACCCCAACTGGCGTTGTAAACATCGGTGCTGAAATACCCAATCAACTCGAGCGAATAAACATGTCAGCTGCATCTAATGCGTGCGGCGCAGTGTATCTAAAAGACAAGGAATACTGGCTGAGCTTGCCAATTGATGGTTCATCAGAGAACAACGTATGCTTCATTTATCACTATGAGGTTGGTTCTTGGAGCGTCAGGCGGAACTTCCCGATCGAGTGCATGGTGGTATCAAAGGATCACCGTGGGTACTTGTTCATGGGTAGCCATGATGATCGTAATGTTCATAAAGCAGGACTTCTTGTATACAGTAGAGGCACTTACACTAAAGGATATGAGGCCGAAAGAACGTACGCTAGAATAGAAACACCTGCGTTGGTAGAGATTTTTGACGACGAGACTTATCCAGAAAGATCCGAGTTCAAAGCAGTTCCTGTCTCGCCATCATATGAAACCGTGTCCAACGACTACGGGTCCTTGTTCACCAGCTTCAGACCTGCCCACATCATGGCTTACGCCGTCGCATATGGGAACAACAGACTACAAGTAGACACCAGGGTCAATCGATCCATACGGAAGATACGCCCATCTATTCAGTCTGCTGAGCAGCAAGATCCAAACGATATTAGTGCAGTGTATGGAACTGCAAGGTTTGATAGCACGGAAAAGCAAGGCGACATCTGGACGGAATATCGACCTACTGTCATCAGATATGATGTCTCGACATCCCACAAAGGCCCAGTACGTGAGATGTCAGTCACGTTTGCCGCACTCGACTCAAACAAGATTCAAATACTTGGTTACGACGTAGAAGCTAAGGTTGGAGAGCAGAACAAGATCAAGCCTCTCAACAAAGCCTTGAAACCAAGTAGGAGATGACATGGCTTGGAGATTTCCTCAAGAATACGCCAGAGATGGTGATGTGATCGAGCCTTCGGATTGGAGAACCAATCTGAATGAAACCTTGTCAGAATTGAATGGGTACTTGGATCGTGACAATCTCAGAGAAAAGTTTATCGGCGCAGAGGGCTTCGAAAGAGAAACTTTTACCTTGGTCAGATCCAACCACCCTAATTCAGAACAATCATTCTTGTTCAATATGGAAGAGGCCGGGTGGCTAAAAGAAACGATTGTCATTCGAGACACTCAGACGTATTCAAACTCTCCTCAACAAGTAGGTATGCATCCCTACTACATCAATGTGGATGTGTTGGAGATGGACCGATACGGCACATCCCCTCTGCCTTCAGTGGTGATTTCTCCAAACACTTCTGGATTGTTGATCGCTGAATTCTCGGGAACCGTTGATTGGGTCGGCAAATCCAGTAATTCAGCTCAGACTTCAGAGAGTGGCGGATTGACACATCCAGGCATCTCAGAAGAATATTCCTACTTTGCACCTCAAGACAAAAAGTACAAGCAGCTGTCTGCTTTCATTCAATGTTCTATGTGGAGACTCACCGTAGACGGACAAACTATTGCTGAGACTGGTCCGATAGGAAATGAGTATAGCAGTCACCCGATATACCTCTGCGGAGCGACTCCAGTCACAAATAGAGATCAAATCAAGGTCCAACTCGAGGGCAGATTTGTTTGGTATTCCCCAGGCACAAACAGTTTCAAATCAGCTTCTGGGTTCGCTCCGAAAGCATTGAAAAAAGACGATGATCAAGGCGTTAGAACAGACTGCGTTTTGAGTTGTCCAAATCTCATCGTCACGTTCAGGAAGAGATAATGAGCGATCCAATCGAGAAAAAAAATCATCTTCAAAGAATCAACATGCCGTCTTTAGTAGAGGGTGAGGTTCTTAAAAAGACACACATTACAAATGTTTTCGATAACACGGAGTTTGAAAACGCAGCAGATCTCGACTCTGTCAAAGCTTCGATTCGAGCCAATCAGATTAGGGAAGAAGGTCTAGACCCTATAAACATAAATGACATCAAAGAGGTTACCGCTTTTAGGCCTAAGCCCGGTGTTCGCACCAACAGATCAGTTATCATACCAATTAGCCCTCAGTGGACTGCTGTTGAAAAAGCTTCTGGTTTCAACAACAGTGATCACCCAAATCAAGCCGTTCTGAATATCGATTGGGATCCTGAAAAGCATACCCATATTGTTATTCGTTGCTCCGGCTCGCTGAGTACAGATACGACGCAACCAGGAGGGGGCCCATTATTCCTAGACAACTTCGATACCTTAAATCGTATATATCAAGTAGGATTACAAATTTCGGGCCCACGATTCGGCGTAGTCTCCGTCGACGAAGCCGAGCAAACAGGCTTTTTTCTCGAAGGTTCACCAATCGAAATTTGGCCATATCAAACGGTTAGATTGAACCCAGCATTCAGTAATCTTGGCACGACTGGTTTTTTGCCAAGTCCGATCGCATCTCACTTCGACAACGTGCGCGGTCTTTTCGAAGACGGCAGGCCGAAATCTGATGAGGACTTTCAAGACGATGTAATGTCGGCTCGAGCGAGTCGAGGTGCAAAGTTTGTGGGGGACAAGTCTGCCTTAGCTGAAAGCTACGTGCCTAAGGGCACTTGGGAGGAGTTTCTCTACGACAGGAGATCGGGACTCAATCAATCTTTCAACTTGATTGCACACGGGTCTAGTAAGAACGATCGCACTACTGGGGATCCTATTTCATCCAACTCATTTTACTTTAATAGGTCTGGCGTAATTTCAATCAAATTTATGATGAGAGTCAGTGGCAAACCCGATTCTTACACCAGATCTGAAACTCATTATCCACGTCTCAGTACTTTGTTTCTGAGTGCCACCGTTTATGGGAGATAGAATGGGATGGAGAGATGACATCACAGCAAGTAAAGTTCTGAAAGCTCGACACATCAATGAGGCATCTAGAGAGCTTAGCTATTGGGTCAATGGACAACTGACGTCTTACGATAGCAAAACGTCTGATTATGAGAGTACAACTGATGAACCCTTCGCAAAAAAAGGAGAGTTCACTTCCAGAGAAGTATTTAAACCAGATTTCTTCGGGTCTCCATCTCCTAGGATGGTCGCAGACTCAGGATTGTGCATCTACAGAGACACAGATCAAGATTGGTCAAAGGGTGCAGTCTTTAACTCGAACTCGACCGGATCCGGTAGCAGCGCAATACCAGGATTGTCTGGTTCGATCAGACTCAGAGAGCGGTCACTCGTCAACATTATGGCCAGCTTCTATTGTTTTGAACTGGGAGGAGTGGGCTACGTTCAAGAGCAACTAGCAGATGTAGGATCCAATTCATTTTTGAACCATGAATCTTACGGATTGGAGAGTAAACTTGCTGGAAGAGCCTTTCTACAAGTTGATGGTGCAACAAAATTTGCTACCGCTAGACCTGTACATGTTGGCATGGTAGGAAGCCGAAGTAGCCTTCCGAAAACCTTGGAAAAACTCGATAGTAGAAACAGACACGGTATGTATGTCAACAAAGGTGAACTATTGATTCCAATGATCAATAGAAAAGTTCAGAACATACACTTCCAGACTGAACTAAACGCCGGAATTCATCATATAGGCGTGATTTTCGAAGGCGCTCAAAAGATGAATGAGCCATCGTATCCTGCGGTAAATTACTGGTATGGGGACGAGGATGGATATCTAGAGGTATTCGGGCACCCAATTGAAGAACAGGTCAAGCTGACGAGACACAAGAATGTTTTCTTCCTGTCTCGTAATTTCATAGTGGATGCTTACGCGATAGAGGACCGCTATCAATCTAGTTTGAGCTAAGGTATATTTTCACGAGCGGAGATGACATGGCTGACGAATACGACGAGTATATATCCGCAGCAGGTTCTGCAGGAGCAGCTGAAGGCCGAGCTGCTGGTCGTGCTCAAGGTGCAGCTACTGGCGGCGCCTACGGCACTGCTGGTGGTGCCGTTTCTGGTGCTGTTATTGGTTCATTTATTGCTCCTGGTATTGGCACTGCTATTGGTGCTTCAATCGGATCTACTCTGGGAGGAGCATTAGGTAGCATTTTTGGCGGCAAAAAGGGCGCCAAGAAAGGTGCTAGGCGTGGTCGATCACAAGCACAAAAGCAGGCGGCAAAACAGTTTCAAAAGAACTACGAGCAAAAAAAGAGACGCCAAGTAGCCAGTGAAAAACAGGCGCGTGCTGACATTGAAAGGGCTAACCTTGCTTCCAAGCAGACTCGCGGCGTCACAGATGCGGCGTTGCTTGCCCAGTCTATGGCACCACCAGAGGCCTCAACATCTACAGGCTCTACTCAGATAGATCGCTTCGAACAAAGATACTTCGGATAAGAACATGGCAGATCCAGAAACAAAGTCAGAAACTGAAAAGGAAGACGATTTCGTCTTCGACCCAAAGACGGGTGACTATAAGCCTCGCACCATCAGTCCTGAACTGTACAAACAACAGAAGAAAGCACAGACGCGACAAGCTACTACTGCTGGTATTGTCGGCTTGGGCGCAGAGCTTGCTCAATTTGCTGTTGGAACGAGCATATTCAGTGACCCAACCATCAAGGCTGCGGGTCAAGAAAAGGCTCGGCTAAAAGCGGAACTGGAAAAAGGTCCAGATTTGCTCTCAGAGGGCGAGAAGCAAGAGAGGCGAAGTGCAGCCCTCGCGCCCATTGAACGGCAAGCAGAAGCCGCTCAAAGACGCGCAGAAGCCGTCTTGGCATCGACTGGTCAGACCGGCAACATTCGTAGTCTTTTAGCAGCAGGCGATGTGGCTGCCGGACAAGTTGCTCAACAGCAACTCGAGACTGAAGCAGCGATAGCGGCAGAAGACGTTCGACGAGGCGAGGTCAAGAAGGCTGAAGATGAAGCCACTCGACAACGTATCGACTCTATCGATGCGATGATGCTTGAACTACGAAACAAGTACATTCGAGAGCCTCTACACAAGTTCATTGCTGATGCTGGCAAGGTAACAGGCACGCTCTTGGCCTATGCACCGGCACGAACGATTGACAATCAGGTCGCAAGGCTACGTGAAGCAGGCGTGCCTGAAGACAAGATTTCTGAGTTCGTAAGTTACGCTGAAAAGAACCCCGGTAAGAATCGCAAGGTGTTCCGCGAGTACCTAAATCGTGATTACTCACAAGATACGACTACTGCTGAGGATACGACAGCAGCACCTGCAGCGCCTACAGAGCCGGTGCCTGTAATGAACTGGAAGGACACATCACCTGGTAAGTACGGTGGTGTGGAGTATCGCTTGGGAGAAGACAACAAGATTCGGTACAACAGTCCAGATACAGGAAGAGAGATCGTCGTTGAACCCGGCACAAAGGCATATGAAGCGATCATGGAGATTCGCCCAGAGCCTGAAGTGCCTGAAGCTGCTGAGCAAGCTCTTACGCCAGATCAGATTAAAGAGAAAGCTCTGGAGGCTCAGGAAAGCGCACAACTTGAGCAGCGTGTAGGTGAGACTGTCGAAGAGGCTTTTCCTGGAACACAGTCCGAGTTCCTGTTCGGCGAGGATCCCCTTGCCGGTGGTCCAGCACAGCGAAACCAACAACGAGTCAAAGAGATCTACGAGAAGAAACAAGAGGGTGGTGTATTCGGTGGCCCGTTGTACCAAAAGGGCTCATACCTGTACGAGTACGACAAGGAGCGCGGTGTTTGGACCGTGTACACGAGTCGACTGGCCTACGCGACTAGACGACCGCTTACAAAGGATGGCACCAAAGAGGGCGAGCCTGTGCAGTTCACCATGCAAGATGCCATCAAATCTAACAACAGTAACGTTCGAGAACTCTACGACTTGGCCATGGTTGAGGGTCTCGTTGCTCGATGACGACCAGGTCGGTACAGCGTCGTGAGTATGCAGAGTTCAAGCAGATGCTCGAACGAGCTCTGTCGGAGATACGTTTGCCTCCGGGCATCGTCGATACCGACAACATCAAACAAAACGCTGTCACCCCATCGAACTGTAGATTGAGTGCATCTTGGGAGTTCAGTGGATTGGTGTCTGCAGGTGGTCGTAGGCTCAACACAGTTGATAAGCTGGTTGACGACCTCATCACTGAACGAGATCAAGAAGCGCAAGATCAAGAGCAGGAGAAACAGCTATTTGTTGAGTTAGAAAACAAGGCAGATCTGAATCAATATCCAGATGCCGATGTCTTCTTTCTGAACTGCGTTCGTTCAGCAATTACATTGAGATTGCCTCCTGCTTCTGAGCATCAAGGCAGAAAGCTTTTCTTCAAGCGTATTGACCCAGCAACCAACAATATTTGCAGGATTCTTTGTACTGCACCGGATAAACTAGATGGGACGGATGGTGTTGAACTCGGCTCTAAGCAGGCCGTTATTTTGATAGCATCGTCCAAGCATTGGTACGTATTCTCCAAACTTAATTAGGATTCATCATGGCTCGAGTCACAGGCAAGTACGACGTTGATTTTGAAAGAGGCGAAGGTGGCTTCAAGAGTGTCTTCGGTACGTTCATTGGCACGCGCCTCAAAGAAAACAAAGAGCAATACGCTCGACAACTGAAAGCAGCTGACCCAACCAACGAATACAAGATCCTCAAAGACTTGATGGAAGAGCGACGTAAGCTGGTAGGTGACATGTCTCGACTGAGGGCATCACCGACTGGTGGTGGTTCCGTTTCCGTCAGTGAAACAACTCCTAGCGGTGAAAAGGTAGGGGACTTCCTCGAAAACGCAGAACAACGGAACAGAGAGGATGGTGCTCAGTTTAGTCTAGGTAGTGACCTTTCTGGGCAGTTTGCTGCTGATATTGCGCGACTTTCTACGCAAGATGACAGTCCTCAAGCCAAAGCTAGTCAAATTGCTGCACTCTTCATAAACAATGCGCCAACAAGCATGAGAGAAAGGTCTCAAGCTCAAGGTTTGGCTATGGGAATGTCCAACCAAATCGCTGAACTTGTTAAGAACGACAAACTCGATGAAGCTACAGGGGATGCAATTCGTCTCGAACTTCGTAAAAAATCTGGACTCACTGAATACGACGAAGAGCGATACAAAGATCCCACCTACCTTACACCTGGGCAACGCGAACGATTGCCTCTCTATCTTCGAGGATCTAGACGAACTACATCGGTTCGCAAGCAGATGGGTGAAGGGATCGATCCATCTGAGTTGGCGGGATTCTACAATGCACGAATCCGACAGTTGGACCAGATGATCGCCGATCAGCAAGATGCGTACAAGACTGCGTCAGAAGATTACAAGCGACTGGCGTCAGACCCAGGACGTAATCTTGCTTTGGCTCCGCTCGGATCACGCCCCTCAAGGTTGAGTCAAACACTCGACATGTACGCAGACATTGCTGAGGCCGACCCAGACAGAGCCGAAACAATCCTACAAGCGTCTCGAGACAACAAAACTCTTGATCCGTTTGAGCCCGGAGTTCGTATTCCAGACAGATTCGAAGGACTCAAGTCCGTTGCCGGTTCTGGAGGTAAGGCTCCCATCGATGTTCTGTTGGATAGTTCTGACACTCTTGCAATGTTGAGAGGCACGACGGGTGCGGAGGGCGCTGTTGAGAGAGATCTACGTTTAGACGATGTCGAACTGGTCCGTGGCTCTCTACAGAACATGTTGAAGACTGTTCAATCACCACTGTATAAGGGCCAGAAGTACGGCAAGATCGAGCAAGGAAAAGGCAACATGCTTGAGATGGAGGAGTACCTCACTGGCGCCATTGAGTTTTTGGATGAAGTGCCTGAAAAGGACAAACCAAAGCTGGCTCAACAACTGAGTGATGAACTCATCAAATGGCGCAAGGGGCAAGATGATAGGGCAATCAAGTCATCGAGAGCATCAGGACAGCCAGGTTACGCAGTAGCTAAGGTTATTGGTCAGGTTCGATCAGCGAAGAAAGAGTACGACAAGACCGGAGATCCAGAGCCTCTTTTCAAGGTAATGTCGGAGAGTAGAGAGGCCATCCAAAATAGTCCTGCTGAAGTCAGAGGTGGAGTAGGTGACTCGTTGCTGGGCATTTTTGATAATGCTGCTAGTGCGCCGTTGTCAGATCAGAGAATCCAATTGATCGACAACGACTTGTTCGAATTGGAAAACATCAGCAATGAGCTCGGAGCCACAGGCTCTGGCATGCTTGAGAGGTCATAATGGGGTTCGATAGAAGCGGTTATGGAATCAAGGTACCAAAGCGCAAAACGTCCGGTACAAGCGATTCAGTCAATGCGAGTGGAATGAGTGGTGGGACTAGACGCAGGTCCGTCTCTCAGCGCTCTGAGGATGCTAGGCGTGCTGAAGAAACGTACGTATTCGATGAACCGACTGTGGGTGGCATGGAGTCAGTTGTCGTCAATCCAACTCTAGAGCGAGAAAGCATTCTATCTCCGGGCTACATGCAATCTATTCCTGAGGAAGATCCACGGTATCTCGCTCAATCAACTACGGAACTTGGTAGGGAACAAGAGACTCAAGATATTTCTGCTATCTCCCGACGGTTGGCAGATGAGGTTGCATCATTACAACCATCGTATGAGGACGCGAAGCGTAGGTACGAGGAAGCCAAGCAAGCCGACTTCAAGTTCAGAACTGGAAGTCCAGATGGGGCTTCTATAGAAAATTTGAGGCTACGAGAGGAACTCGTTCAGAGACAAGCAGAGTTCGAAGCACTCGAAAAGGAGTACTTGCCGAAAGTAAAACTTCGAGACAATTTGCGAGCTGCGTTGAACTTAGCGCCAACTGTTGCCGAGGCTAGGAGTATCCTGCAACAGCGGTTGGAAGAAAACGAACAGAGACGCCAACGCAACAAAATGGACAGGAGCGCTGTTAGGGCCGCAGAAGCCGTGAGAGAACAGCAGAAACAACTAGATCAGGCTGCTGGTGAATCGATTCAGACAGATCCAGGATTGGCTGGCTTGGGACGCAATCTACGTCAAGAGTCGACATCAATCTTGGACGATACCCTAGAAGCTTCAGCGATGTTGGGTGCCCTTGATCAAGTCGGCGCATCGGACATCGTATCACCTGTTTCTGAAAGCGAAATCGAGTCCACGACACCCAAGATGACTCGTAGTGAAATCATGCGCCGTGACTCTGAAATTATGTTCGGAGGAATGACTGATGAAGAAAAGATGGATGCAGTCAGAAGGAATGAGCGTAGAAGGGCTGGACTCGATACGCCAGTAACTTCCGACAATGATGTCCTAATGAACAACATGCTGCCCAAATCAGATGGTTCAGCAGAACTTTCAGATCGAAAAGATCCGTTCTCTCCGATTGCTTCAGCAGAACTTGAAGATACAGGTCAGCGCCGATAAGATATCGACGAAAACAGTGGAGCGGGCATGGCTGAAGAAACAGACATTCTAGTAAGTGATTCCGACATTCTTCAGAAATACCTTAGGCCCGTCCCGCCTCCCAGTGATCCTGCAATCATCATGGACGATGATCCCGTAGTCCTTGATGCTTCAGAGCCAGAAATTGAGTTGAGCATCGGAGAGCAACTAGCTTCGCCGGTCGATTACACAAAATCAATACCTGGAAGATCCGCAGTCACGCTTCCTGCTGGTTATGAACAGCCACTTCCAATGGCTACCAAAAGGCGTCAACTTGATCTCAGTATTGAGATCGAGAAGTACCTTTACGAGGGCAACATCAACGACGGGATGTCGCCTAAAGAGGCGAGAAAGAAGGCTAGGAAGCAGTCGAAAGAAGCACTCATACATACCCAATATGGCAGATACGAATCTGACGAAGAGCCTGTGGGCACAGGCATGCTGGCTGTTGGTGGTCGCGTGTTTGGTGATCGGCGATTGATTGATGTGCAGGGCGTGCCAAAAGGTATGTCTGCATTTGAGTCTCGGATGGAGGACGTTCGCAAAACAGAACGTGAAATCCGAGCGATGATCGACGAAGAGGGAACCATGGCTGCACTGGGTAAGGTGTGGGCAGGCAGTGACCCAATGACACAAGAGGAGGCAGAAGACGCTGGATTCGGCGTCGATCGTCAATCCTTTTGGGGCAGAGATCGTAATGATCCAGATCAGGACGGCCTGTTCATCCCGTATGGTTTGAAGAACATCCCCGAACTGGTTGAGCGAGCAGCGGTAAAGATTGGTATTCCGAACATGTTCTCTGAAGTGTTCTTGGATGATAAAGAGAGAAAAGCGTTCCTGAAAGAAACTAGGCTTTCTCTACCTACAGAAAACTTCGAGCAGATTGTAGAGATTGTTGAGTTGTCCCGTGAAAAGGGAATGACGGATCGTGAAATCAAAACAGAACTCAACCAGCAGTTGGGTCAGATGTTGATGATGCAGTCTTACGATGACCTACCATCTGGCTTTCAGATGAAGGCACCATCAGTCTCAGTCTTCCGAGAGCAGGTTGCTTCAGATCCAGAGAGATTCAAGAACAGTCCAAACAAGCGACTGTTTGACGCAGCTGCACTGTTGGATCAAGACGCAACAGACAAACAAATTCAAGAGAGTTTGAACCAAGTATCATTCGGCGCGCTTCCTCCAGCAGTGTGGACTGGCACCATTCCATCGACCACAAACATGATGGATCAAGCAATCCAAACTGCCGATCGAGTCATTAAGGCCAAAGGAAAGGCTGGAGAGGCTGCTCGCGTATTAGAAAAAGGTATCGCTGATGCATTGTTCTCGAAGGAACAGCTTGGCGATGAAGTAATGATTGTCGAAAACACATTCGGCAAGCTGATGAGAATGTTGGGTGTGTTCACCGAGGGTGTGGCTGAAACGCGGTTGCCAGGTGACATTCCAATCACCCCTGCGAGTCGCGACTTTTACTACAACTATGGTCTTCGCGACATCGACTCTACTTGGCTTTCGAGAGCGCTCGCTAACATCGAGACTGGTAACCAAGGGTTCACTGTACACCTCACGAACGAGGCCAGAGCAAGTGGTCAAGAACGTGGAACGACCGAGTTTCACGCGAAGCTGTTTGTAGGTGGTGCCCTAGATTTTCTTGTCCCATGGGAAAAGCTACACATTGGACCAGTGACTCATTCGGTAAAAGCTGCCGCTAGAGGCAGTTCGCTAGTCAAAAAGTTGGGTATCAAAGACTTTAGAGGCCGTGCTTTTTTGGCCGGTGCTTCACCCTTCTTGTACAATCGGTTGTACAACATTCACGAAAGAGCAACGCTTGCACTGAACAAGATTAGTGCCAGGTTTCCACAGACCCCTGATGCGAATGCAATGAAAGCTTTGCTTGATCAAGATGATGCAGCTCAAGCAGCAAAGCTAAACGATGCAGACCCAATTGTTGATGACTTCGGGAATGAAGTTGTTCCAATGTCCGAGACGGAAAGAAAGTTCGCTGATGCAATCTTGGTGAGGATGCAGCAAGGCGAAGATTTCGATAAAGCATCAGTAGGAGTTCGAGCCAACTATAAGCCAAACGTGTTCGAGACATCCGCAGATGTCACTATGGCCGTTGTTAGGCATCTTATAGAGACTGAAGAAGGCTCAAGCTTGTTTCCTAAGGGATCAAAGGCCGCAGAGGATTATCAGGCGGGTGTACTGTCATTCGAGATGGAAGTCCAGCTTGAGCGAGTCCTTGCTGCAGCTGGGATCAAGTACTCCGACATCAAGGAAATCGTTGAGGCTGTGGCTGTAGAAAACGAGAGTGCCTACCTGCAGGGACTTCGAGTTTTGAACAAGACTGGTGCCGATGATGACACATTGGAGTTGCGTGGATCGCCGGAGTACCTGGCATTCCGGCAGGAACTCGAAAAGCTCGTAGATGATGGAGACATGACTCCAGAGCAGAAGGTCACGGCGCTTTCAATCATGGAGACTAGGGCCTACAATCATGCGGCACAAACCAAGGTCAAAAGAATCGGAGAGCCTAAAGACTTCTTTGGTCTTGCAACCGTTCAAAAGGTCAAAGAAAAGCTGCCAGACGGGACTGAAGGTCCAGAAAAAATCAAGATCAGAATTGGCGGTAAGAAAGCGCGAGAGTTTTTCACCGATATCGATCTAGACAGCGTAGATACTTTCATTGATATCTTGAAGAGCGACGATGTGTTCTCAATGACTCGATTGTTTGAGAACGATGGAGCGCTTCTCGTTGATCTGATGGGCAAGGAATGGGCAGGTAACTTCTTCAAACGAATGGGTTCAGAGCAACGCACTATTCAAAATAAGAAAATGCCCAAGAATAGACTGACCGATGCAGGGAAAACCAAGGCAGAAGAGATGCTGAGGTCAGTCATTCATGCTCAAGGAAAGCTGGGTGCTAATGCCACTGCGGCACAGCAACTGTTTGCTAATCTGACATCGGTATACGCCCGAATGGGTGGTGATGCGAAGTCGGTGATAATTAGCAATCCTGGCAAACGCGGCATGATTGACGCTCTACTCCGACCAGACAGGTTCTTTAGGCCTGAGTTGATCAATCGGAACATGAATCGAGTCACTCGTCGACGTACCTCGGTCAAGGTTTCGCCTGATCTTGAAGAGAGGCTTATCCAAGAAAAGAGAACCGCTGCAGGTAAGAAGCGTGTGTTCGCCGATATCGAGACAAACCCGGACTACGTCAAACAAGCGATGGGTATAACGGATGAGATCACAGAGGTTGATGCCGTCGACACCTTAGCCAGAGCTCTGGGCTACGTGGTAGCAGAGACAATGAAGAGAGAAGAAGGATCTTCTTGGCTTCGTGGCATGAATCTTGTCAATCTGACCCCGGCGACTTTCGTCACAGCAGACAAGGTCAAGAGTATTCGGAAGAGAGTCAACGGCAGAATGGCTGCAGTGCTGGGTATTGAGAAGAGGTCAGCACTCTCGAATGCGAACTATTTGGATGCAAAAAAACTCAAGGGTATGGCCGATTCTAAAGAATCTTCGATCACTCTTGATGAGTTTCAGCAAGCTCGATTCAAGATATTTCTTCAACGATTGGCATCAGAACCGTTTGTAGCGAACAAGATTCCAAGTGAATTGACCGGCCCTAACGGCAAGGTAGATGTCATCTCGTTTGAGAACTACAACCGTGTGGTCGAGTTGACTACGGACGTAGAGGCAAGCGCTTACGCCAGGAGGACCACATACACGGAGCAGATTCCAAGATCTTTGGCATACTCACTCGTCGGAGCATTCAAGGATCAAACTGCTGACTTGGTTCGTTCTCAGCGCAGGTTGGATCTATTCCTCAAAAGTTTGGAGAAGAAGTTTAAGCTTGATGATCCACTGTCAGATGTCCGACCAGAACTCAAGGAACTGTTGCTGAGAGAACTATCTAAGATTCAAGGCGTCAGAGAAGACGTTCTCAGGCTTGCTAGGGACATCCGAAGCAAAGATCCAGAAGCATCAGCAGAAGATGTGTTTGATGGCCTACGTCTCCAACTTGAAGAGTCCATGCGACTCGATCCAAGCCAAGTTCGCCTATTGATGGGTGAAATGGACCTTGTAAACAACAAGGGCCGAAAGAAAGGCATCTTGGATATTCTTAGAGAGTTCAGCGGCGTAGAAATTGAAAGAATCAACGCCGAATATGCGTCTTTCAAGGCTGCAGAAAAAGAAGAGATCGTACTGACTCCTGATGAACTCAGAGAGAAGACTTACACTCGAGTAGAGTCATTGCAGGTCGAAGAAGGCGCCCCAGTTCCTCTCGAGGTCATGGAAGGCACTGACGTCATACAACGTGTTGGTGAGTCACCAAAATACGTTTCCAGTGAAGTTTTTCAGATTCCAGAGAATGAGTCTCGTTTTCAGTTCCTTACGCGACGATCAACGAGAGATATGCTCCAAGACTTGTGTGATGTCGGTGGCATCGATGGAATTACTGAGGAACTTGCCACTGCATTCGCGCAACTCGAAAGGCTTGGATCTGAGAATGGATTGACTGCGGCTGATGTCGCAAAGCTTTCAGACACAGATCGTGTGCTAATCGCCGACTCTCTGTACAAGATTCAGAACAGGCTCGAAGATCATGCCAGGATGATCGACCGTAGAGGTGAGTTGATTCTAGAATCTATGGCTGGAGCAACATTCGATCTTGAAGGATGGACTGAGCCTCTGGCTCGAGCACAGGCCTACATGTACTTCCATGAGGGCGGTAACGGTTGGAAAAAGCTGTATGACTTTGTCGGCACACAAGGTGGAACGATGAAGCTCGATCCGACCAAGGTGTCACAGTACAGTCCTGCACAAGCATTCTTGGAAATGACTGTACGAATGATGGCCGAAGACAAGCTGATGGGCTTGTATGACACGATGGTCAAGCACGGCATGCCAGGTGCCAACGAAAACTACCGCCTTCCAAAGAAGATGACATCTCCGATTGGTAGTCAGCACTCTATTGAGACGACCCATGCATTTTACTCCCGAGTTCGGGGTCACATGCAGAGGATGTTCAAAGAGTCTGGCGATATCCGAGTGATCGTGAAGGCAGAGCAACCCGAAGACAAGCCTACATTCAGGAATCCTGTAGCACCTGCAGGCGAGTATCGACACGTCGCATATGAGACTAGAGGACGCCAATACGAGGGTGCAAACAAGTTCGAAGACCTAGATGCCGAGATTGCTGCAGAGGAAGCCTTGGTCAGGTTTGGTGTTCGAACTCGCTCTGCAGGACAAGCGTTGATTGACTTCCAGTTTCCTGACGGAAGCGTGGCCATGATTCCTGAAGCGATGGCGAATGAGATCGAGGATGCACTGAAGAGAACTGCTGCCGTAGGTGGTGCATACGGATCAGATGCTGCTCAAGTATTGCGACAATCGGTTGTCTCCGCTCCATTCTTGGACACAGAAAAGGGCAGTAGAGTACAGACCTTCGTTCGAACTGCAAATCTCTTAGAGACAATCACTGCACTATTCCCGGTCACCGCTAGCAACATCAAGCGCGGTGTCACGACTGGCCTTTTCATCCCGAACCCCGCTTACTACAGCGCCAACTTCTTGGGTGGAGCTCTGCAGTTGTTTACTGCTGTAGACCCAATCAAGGGCGTATCCATGCTGACCAAGAACCCAAGAATGGTCGGAGCGGTTGTTGGTCGTATGTTCCGAGATGGTAACTACAAGCCTTTCGGAAACCACGTCATTGTCGCTAAAAACGGCATGATCTACAACGCAGATCAAATTGCCGAAATGGCCAACATGTATCGACTGAACTCTAGCTTCATCCAAGCAGAGACTAAGCGAGACTTGGCTGATGACATTGTGCAGTATCTTCGAGACAACGAGTCTATCGCTCGTAAAGCAGGTCGATACGCAAACGCATGGAATGACTACCTGTCCGATACAGCGACAGCTTTGGACAACTTCTACCGGGTATCTATTTTCGTAGATCAACTCAACGATGGTGTCTCTCCAGGTCAAGCAGCTGGTCTCGCTCGAAGAGCCGCATTCGACTACAGCGCGTTGACTGACTTCGAGCGCAAGACGATGCGAAACTTCATCATGTTCTACAGCTACATGCGTAAGAACATGGACCTGTTCTACGACACGTTGATGACCAACCCAAGCCGGGTGACCAACCAACTTCGGCTCGCGAATGGACTTCAAAAAGCGAATCTAGAGAGTGATCCCCAAGCTGTTTTGCCTGACTACATTCAACCAAGAATGATGGTTGGTATCGCCAACGCAGTTGCAAATAAACAGGCAAACGATGCTCGTCTGTACGTCATGCCTCCGATTCCAATCATGGACAGTCTGAACCTCATTCTTGATACATACGACACGGTTCAAGGTGACAAGGACGCGATGCGTATGTTGTTCACAAGGATTACTCCTTGGGTTCAAGCTGCTGCTGTTGGTCCTCTTGGGGTCGATCCATTCTACGGAAACCAGATTGACCGATACAACCAAGTACCGCCTTGGCTGATGGAGTGGGACTTGGCAGTCACTGGGGGAATGATGCGTGAAGCTTTCGATGTGCGGAGAGACACGAAAAGAAACCCGAGACTGAGGCTTGTTGAGGGAGACGAAGATCGTCAGTACTTCAGGGCCTACAATGGTCGTATGTGGTGGGCATACCGCAACCTGCTGCAGATTCCTGGTACTGGTCGCTCTATGACCATTATTGATCAAATGGATCGATCAAACATTGGATTGGTAGAGGGCATCACTGAGGCTCTTCGCACTATGCGTATTGAAGCAGAAGAGATCGGACTAGCATCTGAAAGGGAGTATGAGTTCCAAGAAGGGGACACAATGAGTCCTCGAGTTGGTTTGACTCCAATGGACGAACTGCTCGGCGTTGCCGGTATTCGTACGCAACTTGTTCCAAATGTCGACAGAGTTCGTGATGTATTGATGAAAGAGATCGACCAGACTTACAAAAAGAAGTACCCTGTATCCAGTAATCGCTACGAACAAGCTCGTGAGAAGTATCTCTACGACCCTAAGAAGTTGAAGTAGGACTATCTTCGAAATCGTGATATCATTTTCCCGCAACCTTCCCCTTCCCTATATGGAGTAAAAAATGGCTCAAATCCCTGCACTTTCCGGCGGTCGTTCTCTGGTACCACCAGCAAACCACGGTGTTCAAAACATCACCATGGCTGATACTACCCAACTTCGGAATCACTACACAACCGAATCCAACGAGTTTCAGGTTCAAGGTGAGATCTTGGTTGTTGACCCAACAGGAAATCGCGAACTACGTCTCCCACCAGAGGCATCAGCCAAGGGTATGACGTTGAACATTTTGAACGCCGCAGACGGTTCAGAGACGATTACGCTGAAGGCCGACGCTGGAAACGCACTCTCTATTGCCGGGTCAATCGCTATCGATCAAAACGAAATGGCATATTGTGTATGCGACGGTGTCGAATGGTACGCAGCGTTGCTCAAGGCAACCACTTGATCCTGAACCACTGATTCGGGGGGCTTCAAGGCCCCCTCAATCCCTTCCCTTTGGAGGCTCGTATGGCTTCAGGTTTTATCAAAAATCGAACTCAGCCTACCGTTACAAACGGGAACTGGACTTCTGCGATTGAACTGACTGGTACATCTTCTGGAGATGACGGTCACGATTCAAGGTCTAGAGATCTCCCAGGCTCTGGTTCACTATCTCACGTAGATTTTTTGTTCACGGACATTGATCACGGTGCAACGCTGAAGTTCGACGTTCGCATCACGTACGACAGTGCAGGTAAGGATCCAGCTTTGCCGCCACTTGCAGGTCAGCTGACCAAAAATTCAAGAGTGGCAAACTTCAAGCAGCAAGTGATTGACATGGGTGTGAGGTTCTTCTTCACCGCTCCATCAACTCAGACGGCTAGTGGTTCTCTGTACGCATTTATCAATCCAACAATCAGTGGCGATTCTGATACAGACGTTCAGATTGATACGATTCGGATACACTGGAACGACAAGGTTTAGGGGGTCATCGTGGCTAGTTTCTTCAAAAGCGATCTCGTCATCGACACACTGAATACCAACAGTGATGTAACTGTCGAAGGGAATCTCAGTGTAACTGGAACCACAACCACAGTTTCGACCACCAACACCGTTATCTCAGACAAGCTCATTGAACTGGCAAACGGAACCTCGGGCACGCCCAGTGGTGACTCTGGTCTTGTGATCGAGCGTGGTAGTTCCAACAACGTATTCATCGGTTGGGATGAAAGCGAAGATAAGGTCACGGTAGGTACCGGCACGTTTACAGGTGCAACTACGGGAGATCTTTCACTTACAGACGCGGCGCTGAAGACTGGTGCAATCACAGCTTCCGGTAATGTCTCGACAACCGGCTTGGCTCTTGCAAGCGGTGCCACAGTCACTGCTATCAATGACGAAGACAACATGAGCAGCGACAGTGCGACGGCTCTGGCGACTCAGCAAAGCATCAAGGCGTACGTTGATTCTCAGTCGGGTGGCGGCCTTACAATGGCCAACGGATCAAACAACCGCATCGCAACAGCCACGGGCGCTGCGGGTCTTAATGGTGAAGCGAACCTGACGTTTGATGGCAGTACTCTCAACCTGATTAACTCTTCTTCGGATACCAACGCGGGTTCGTTTACGTCACTCGATATTAACTTCGACAAGACGGGTGCCAGTACATCAGACAACACCATGATCGGCTTGAACGTCGACATGGACAACACAAGCGCCACCAACGGCACAAACGAGATGATCGGCGCCAAGTTGACTCCGACGCTTCAACATGCCTCAGCCGCAGGAACCACTCTCGTTAAGGGTATTGAAATCACTGCGACTGGTAGCGGGCCAGGAAACACCACGACTAGAGCCTTGGACTTGACTGCAACAGGTGCAGATTTCAACCAAGGCGTGTTCATGAAGATTGATGACGGTGGCCCCGACATCAAGATGCTGAGCTCAGCCGACACCGGAGACTTCTGCACAATCGCTACTGGTGCAAATGGTGCTCTGACCATCACGACTACCGACGATGACGGCGCGAATGCAGACATCAACCTAGTGCCAGACGGTGAAGTTGTGGTCACTGGTACACTGCAAGCGACCGCGTTTAGGGTTGGCAGTGACACTCTTGCAGAGGTCATTCAAGACACAGTCGGAGCCATGGTCGGCTCGAACACCGAGACCGGAATCACGGTCAGCTACGAGGACGGCGACGGTACACTCGACTTCGTTCTCGATGCTGTTGGAACAAACGCAATCGCAGATGATGCGGTCACCGTGGCCAAGATCGAGGATCTTGCTCGTGGGCAGATCATCTACGGTAACGCGAGCGCCGAGACGGCTAAGCTCTCACCAGGCAGCAACGGCACAGTACTCACCAGTGACGGCACCGACATCTCTTGGCAGGCATCAAGCGGTGGCGGCACCGCAGTCGATGACCTAAACCTTATTCTTCACACTCAAGTTTTCTCCTAGGATTCAATCATGCCAACAATGTCAAAGGAAGTCCTTAGCGGATCCACAAATGGTAGAGGCATCCTCATCAATCAGACTACCTCAGGTAATGCTGTCACGATTCACACGGCAACAACTGGTGGCAGCAACACTGACATTGACGAGATCTTCATCTACGCCTCGAACCCCACATCGACTCAAAGGTTGCTAACGATCGAGTTCGGTGGAAACACGAGTGTAGCTGACGAGATCGCAGTTCAAGTCCCGGCACACACAACATCGCTTGTTGTTCCCGGTCTCATACTCAGAGCGGGTCTTGTGGTGAAAGCTTTCTGTGCGGACAACGCTTCAGTGACTCTTCACGGTTTTGTTAACCGAATCGATCAAAGCTAATGGGTAAGCGTACACGAGTACCAGGGCCGATTGCCAGAGATCAAAGCTTGGGCAGCACTAATAAACGTGTTCCTGCTGGCGTCAGCAGGTGGATTAGCATCGATCCAATGGATGGCAGTTGGACTAAATACGACCCCAACAGCACGCTGGTATCAGAGTCAAGCTCCTCCAACGGCTTCCGCTTTGCTGTGGACAAGAGCAAGAACGCCTCCCAATACAGGTGGAACACTAGCGCCCAAGGATCTATTAGGTGGTACAAGCGACTGACCGGCCCAGATGGACAGTTTCTGCAATGGTCTGACTTCTTCAGCCTTGAACTGCTCACTGAATGCGTAGAGCGGCACACGAACACCGGCAACACAGTGGACAAGCACGGGATTATGCTCGGCATCTGCGGCAACGGGGTCACCGACTCAACGTCGTCAATCAACTGGATGGGGTCCGGCTCAACGCACCAGTTCGCCAACACCACCAACGGTAACGGCCAGAAGATCATCATCGGTGGCGACGGTGCGTTTGAGAACGATCACTCGTCTACCAGCAGGAAGGGCTACGCAGTTATCGCACCGCCTATAGATGGCACTGACGCTGACGGCAACCCCATGATCAAACACTGCTTCGCGTACTGCCTAGACGCCAACAACAGGATCACGAACAACGGTGACGACGCGCCTCGGCCTCAGTTGCAGAACTTCGAGTTCACAGGCAGCGACAACGTGTACCTTTTCGTGGCCAGCACCTACGCGGCCTTCACGGACCTGACGAACCACAGTAACCCAGAGGCAACTTGGAAGATGTGGTACCGCGTCAACGTGACTCGCGATGGTCTCAACCCAACCTACATTCCTGGCGGCGGCGAAAGCGGCTAATCATTTCAAGGAGAAATCATGGAAACCCTCAAAAACAAGCTCTCGTCCCGTAAGTTCTGGGCAGCGTTCCTTGGAGCTCTGATTCCCCCAGTGCTTGCCTTCGTCAGCGAAGACATCGGTTTGGGCGAAGCGCTCAAGCTTTCTGCTGGCGTGTGCGTATCGTACATTCTGGGTCAAGGTTACGTAGACGCAGCTGAGAAGAAGGCTGTGGCTGCAAGCGCAGAGTAAGGAGATCATCATGCCTGGTATGACCGAAGAGCAAACAAAGAAGCTGGATGAAATCAACGCTGGAGAGGGCAAAAAGCTTTCTGCTGCCCAAAAGGCCATTATGTTGAAGTTTGGTAGGCCAAAGGTAACCCCTAAGCCTCGAGAAAATCCAGTTAAGCCAATCGAAGTTGATGATTCATCCGTAAAGCTTAAAGAAGATTAGAATTGAATGGCACTGTCAGTCACCAAGCACGAAACTGCATTTAAGTACAAGCTGATACAGGAAACGGCTTGTACTAATAGTGCTGTTACGAATGTGTGTGACACTTCTGGATTCATTCACTCGATCACAATCATCAACAGCAACAACAGTTCTGCGTCTCTCAAATTGTACGACTCAGAAACGATGTCGCTTGGGCAAACTCTGCCTTCGATGGTCTACAGGATCCCTGCATCCTCTACTACAGTGATTGAGATTCCAGATGGAATGCCATTTACCTACTTGAGTTTTGCCTGTACCAACAATCCAAATCCGGTCGATGCAACTGTGCCGAGCGGTGGTACGGTTACCGTACGATTTTTGGTGTCATCACTTGAGAGCGCATCTTTGTACTGATCATGGCTTATTACACCCAAACATCGCTGACTGAACTTGCTTCAAAGTTTACGATTGATCGTGAAACCAGTGTTTCAAACTACGGTGCGAATACGCTCACAGGGTCAGGGACTGTATATCTGATAGAAGTCGACAATGAATTGAACGCTGGTTCGGTGTACCTCAAGATTGTAGATGGTACATCAGCGTCGATATCAACGACTACCGACAACGGTGCTGGAACTCCAGACTACATGTTCAAAGTAGCGGGTCATTCAAAGCTCTGTATCACCGTTCCAGGAGGCATCTCACTGTCTACTGGACTGTCTTATTGGGTGACGACATCAGCGACTGTTGGCAACACTGCAGATCCGAGTTCCGCAGTGTCAGTAAAGTTTCTTTCAGCTTGATGGGTGAGGAATGTTCAATATGGAACCAGTAACACTGACAGTAATCGCCGTTGTAGCATCCTTGGGTGTCGGTTTTGGTGCTGGGTGGGGACTGAAGCCTGATGCTGGAGCAAAAGCTATTGAGGCGCAAACAGAGGCGATTGAAGCCCTGAATGATGGCAACCAAGCACTCGTAGATAAGGTACAACAGGTTTCCGTTGAAGAAGCCAAGCGAGAGACCGCGATTGCCAATAAGCTCACAGACCTTCCGCCCCCATGCATCCAAGAGGTTGGGGGGGATCCCATGTCTCTGCAATGCATGTGGGCGTTGTGTATTCGCACAGGTGAAACAGATAAGCAACGATGCGAGCCGTCCAAGTTGACCGACAAGCTTCTTGGGTCTTATAGTTGTCCTGAACCCGCTCAATAGGACTGAGGTGTACTGTGGAAGTCAAAGATATTGCAGTCCCCGCCCTGACCGTCATCTTTGCGGCTGGCGTATCGTTCGCGTCACTTGAGTCTGCGGCTCAAGATGTAGAGGAACTCGATAAGCGCGTGACCGTTCTTGAGAGCAAGAAGGCGACAAGCCTGACTCATCAAGAGGTGGTCGATGTCAAGATTGAAGGTGTTGAGAAGCGTCTGGATAAGAT